TTAGAACTATGCGGTTATAGACCTGATTTTATTTCTGTTATTCTAGAAGAAAACCTCGATACTGCTATTGATAACGTATTACTTGCAAAGAAGATGGGTGTTAACTGTAAATTAAATTATGCAATGGCATCTGGTGTTCAAGGTACTACATTACAACTCAGTAAAATATATGAAGTGTATGTAAAGATCTGGGAAATGGGCTTAGCTGAGTGGGAATGGAATACTACTCAAATGATGAAAAGATTACAAGGTGGTGCTACGACATGCCCACAGAATAGAAATTGTGATGATGGTATTCGTGCACTTAATCCAGGCGGTGACTATTATAGTTGTGGTGCATTTGGTGATGATATGGATTATCCTATTGACTTTAAGAAAGAAATGGCAGGTGACTTCTTTAGACCTGTAAGTTCTGATCCAAACATACAAACAATGAAGATGGCTTGCTATACTTGTCCTATGTTTGAAATATGTAATGGCTGTAGAAAAACAGTACGTGATATGAAACGAGAAGGAACTGTAGAAGAACACTGTAAAAGAATGAAAGGTCTTGCACCTCGTATTTTAGAATCTAATGGAATGACTGCAGAATCAGTAACACCATACGTAGATGAATCTAACTCTAACTTAATAGCAGTAGCTAATATATAATAATGAATATATCAATTAATCCTACTTATTACTGTAATTTTCGATGTGATTTTTGCTACTTAACTGAAGCACAACTCGCCGATAGGAATAAGATTAGCCCTGAAAAACTTGATGAAACATTAAGTAAAGTTACAGATCCAATAGATCATATTGATTTATATGGTGGTGAAATTAGCCTATTGACAAAAGAGTATTTTTATGATATAAAGAAAGTAATACGCAAGTACTACGATGGTACTATCAACATCAATACTAATTTTTCTGCTTTGCCAGATTATTTTTATGATGACGATATTACTATCAGTGTATCGTATGATTTTTCTGCTAGAGAAAAAGAACAATTTGTTTTAAACAATATGATGGCTTCTCTTAAGCCGTTGTCTGTTTTAATATTAGCATCTGAAAAGGTGCTGGAAACCGATGTAGAGTTTATGATCTTTACATTAAACATGTGTGCACAGGTAAAGTCTGTTGAGATTAAACCATACTCTACTAACCAGGCTAATGCTCACCCAGTAACACACAAAGATTTCGAAGAGCACATTAAAAAATGGATAGATTCAAAAACGGAGAAAAGGTTTCAGTTTATAAATCAAGAATTAATCGAAGATGCGCTCGATGGTAATTATTCAGCTTTCAGTGACGATCATGTATATATAACACCGAAGGGTAAATTCGGCGTGCTGGAGTTCGATAAATACGACCGAGAGTATTTTAAAGAATATTCTGAGTATGAAGAATACAAAGAATGGGCAAGACTAGAACCTATTAATAATGTATCAGATATATGTAAAGAATGCCCATACTACGGCGGGTGTTTAACTGAACATTACCGATGGGTTAAAGACTTAGACAATAGTTGCAACGGTTATAGAGGATTATTAGACTGGTATGATGAATGATATGAAAGATTGGAAAGCAAGCCAAGCGGCGTTTCACATGGCAAACAAAAGTTTTAAAGACGATTTAACAGATGAGGATATTAAGTACTCAGATGATATCGTTGATGATGTATTAATGCATTTTGCACAATATGTCGATGAGTGGATTTATCCTGCAAAATCATATGTCGTAGGTATATGTTACGCAAAATGGTTAGAGCAAGATTTCGGAGAGGACTTCTATGAAGTACTTGACGATCCAGAATTACTATATGGCAATGATCCATATTTTGTTCCTTATTCAGAAGATGAACAAGTATATGATGCTATATTAAAAGAGTTAGATTTTAAAGAAGATATTGGTATGGTACCAGATATTTACGAGTATTATCGAGAGGAAATGTTCTTTGGTAGCTAAATTTCCAAATGGTTCGTTAATAATGACAGACCGTCAGAGAAACAACGGGTTAGTTAACCCTGCGGATCCTGAAGCTGATGCAGTGACTAAAATTATCCTTGAGGATAAGCGTCCTGATATCGGTGAAATAGAACTTACTCTATTTGAAAACTGTCATTTGAATTGTTTTTTCTGTCACCATGATAAGAAATCGACTGTAGGATTATCTAGAGAAGAAATATTCTCTAAGTTAACCCTTGTTGAAGATCATCTTATTAAAATGAAAGGCAGAGCCGACGTTGTTCAAATCAATATGGTCGGTGGAGAGTTATTTCAAGATAGAATATCTGAGTGGGCTTATCCAGTTTACTATGATTTCTTACTTGCTATTAAAAAGCTATACGATAAATACGATCATAATATCAAAGTTGTGTGGGTAACATCATTTCAATTTGCTAAAAGAGATCGTGTACAAAAACTTATCGATGATTTAAATGCAGCAGATATACCGTCTTATATTATATGTTCATATGATTTTGATGGTAGACCTGTTAAAGGACCATACGGTAAGAATATAGAATACTTTGCAGATTATATTACATCAATTAATATGGTTGCAACTGTTCCTTCTATTGAGAAGTTTATGGAAGACAAAGATGAATATTTCCATTACTTATATAATAAGTTTGATAACTTCTATTTTGATGATTACATTCCTGATAAAGGTTTTGATCATTTAATACCAAGTGATAGTTTATATCTCGAGTTCTTAAAATTCGTGTATCATAACTATCCTGATATTAATCCCATGAAAGATCTTATAAGTAAAGATAAGAACCATATGCATTGCTTGTCATTAAACAAGGTTACGATCTTTCCAGACAATAGTACATCTAATTGTCGTTGGGATAGGTATACTCCAGAAGACTTTAATACACCATTGCATAGAAAAGATAATGCTTCGATGATGCAAGCCTATATGGATGAACACGGATGCTTATCTTGTAAATGGTGGAATAAGTGTGGATTTAGATGCTATACACAGTGGGATTGGAAGAACCGTGAACGTGATTTACCTGACTGTATTATGAGAATGTGGTTTAACTATATGGAAAAAAATAAATTATGAAACTAGATTGCTATACATTTGATGAAAATTTAATTACATTACAGCCTATACAAACAAAATCACCTAAGCCAAAATGGTGGAATGGTTTAAAGAAGCTGTATAAAGTATTTGATATTAAATCAGGAATTGAAGTTCCTAGCCCAACAATTAAGCTATGTCCTGGCGTAGTAGATTATATGCGTAATGCTATTGAAATAAAACTATGGACTGATGCTATATTCAAAGTCTATCCTGATGGTAAAGTAACTACTGCTTCTCCATTACATGAAGGCAATGCTATGATAGCGGGCGTACACTCAGAAAAGCAAACAGGTCCTGATTTATATCCAGGAAGAACTGTTGTAAAGATTACAAACCCTTGGTGTGTTGTTGGATCAGATAGAACACAGTTTATGTGCACCGAAGTACATTACTCAGAAGATTTAAGAGAACATGGAATAATTGTATCACCAGGAGTTCTAAACTTCTATGATCAGCATGCACTTAATATATTCTTAGTGTTCCCTTTAAAAGACGAACCATATGAAATAGAATTAAAATATGGTACACCTTTAATGGGCTTACATCCTTTAACAGATAAGCCTGTTGAAATTGAATGCCATAAAGCTGGCAGGGAAAAGTTTAACGATATATTAGCTAATTTCCCATCTACGTTTTTTGGTAGATATTATGCTAAGAGAAAGGTTACTAAATAATGGAATATCTTAGTCTATGGCCTACAGAAGTAGCCAAAGGTAAGTTTGATACTACAGGAATGGTGGATTACATTTTAACACACTATGATATTAACAACCTACATTCCGAAACATCGGGTTTTAATATGTTCGATAACGATCATGAAACTTTAAATGCGTTTAAAGACATGTGTTATGAGAATTTTGACCATTATCTCACAAATACTATCGGTAAAAGGATATCAAACTGGGGTAATTATACTATGAAATCATGGCTTACGGGCCACGGTAACGATTATAGTATGACAATACACAATCATTCAGGGGCTCATTTGTCGGCTGTATATTATGTATTGGCGGAAGAAAAGAATGCTGGCGGGGATATAGTATTTACTGATCCTCGTTCAAATGCAAATAGAGGGTACGATGATAATTTTGAACCTATGTTTAAACAGTTCAAGCATGTACCCGAAACTGGAGACTTTATGATTTTTCCTAGTTTTACTTATCATCACGTTAATCCATACCTTTCTAACCTTAGAATGTGTATACCTGTAGATCTATTTCTGCATAGAGGATAAAACATATAAATAGAACTAATAAAGATAAAGTTCAAACAAAATAAATAACCTAACTATTATAGTTATATTAACAATTGGAGAATAAAGAAATGGCTCTTACACTAGAATACTCAATTACTAATCTTAAAGTAAAAGATGAAGTAAACGCTGACGGTGATACGCTAACAAACGCAGTTGTACAAACTTATTGGAAAGTCCAAGGAACAGATCCTGAAGGCAATACTTCCGATTGGTCAGGTGCTACACCTTTCACTGCAGCTAACGTTCCTGCTGGTTCGTTTACAGCATTTGAAAGCTTAGAAGAAGCAACAGTGGTTGGCTGGGTTACAGCTGTCGTTGAAGCTGACGCTGGTTACAAAGCGCACATCCTAGAACAATTACAACGTCAAATCGACGAAACGCTTATTACAGACGCTGAAATGCCTTGGGCTGAGGATGTTACACCACCTCTACCTGATGATGCACCTGGCGCTGAAGATCCTGCACCAGCAGGCGAGTAATAGATAAAGGAATCTATCATGACTTTTACTTGGCATATTTCCAAGCTTGGATTAACAGACAAAATGAGTACAGACAATGTCTTGCTCGAAAATGCTATTGTTAATGTTAAGTGGAAACGTATTGCAGAAGATGCTGATGGAACCCTTGCAAGTTATGTCGGAAACACAGGATTAACCGTCTCATTAGAGGCGGCTAATTTTGTTGCGTTAAACGATGTCACTGCTGAACAAGTTACTAGCTGGATCGAAGAAGAAATTGGTGCGGCAGGTCTATCTAAAATGGATAGCATATTAGAAACTAAAATTGAACGAAAAAGATTGAGAAATGTCTCCCCTAGCTGGTAGATAAATAAACTAAACAATCAATCTTTTATATTATGGAGGTGACATGCACGATTTGCATATGGGCGGCTTAGCAGCTTGGGCTTTAAAAAGAGGTGGGTCTCTACACCCAGTATTATTACCAACATCAGTAACGGGTAATGAAACTGGAGTTATGAATCCATCTATTTTTGCTCACAAAGGCAAGCTCCTTCTCAACATTAGACACATTAACTATATCCTCTATCACAGTGAGGGCAAACAGTTTCCGCATCAGTGGGGACCGTTAGTTTATGTTCATCCCGAAAATGATGTAACCTTAACCACGCATAATGTTATGTGTGAACTCGATAGTGGGCTGAATCTGAAAACAGCTCAAAGAGTTAATATGGCATTAGATACTGGTAAACCTACCTGGAACTTTATTGGTTTAGAAGATGCTCGTTTATTCGAGTGGGAAGATAAACTATATCTTTGCGGTGTACGTAGAGATTGTTATGATTCTAAAGGCACTGGTCGTATGGAATTATGCAATATTGATTTAGTAGATGGTGCATGGACAGAAATATCTCGCCATCCTATTCCAGCTCCAGGAGACGATGGTAGCTTCTGTGAAAAGAACTGGATGCCAGTTATAGATAAACCTTATCACTTTGTTAAATGGTGTAACCCTACTCAAGTGGTTAAGTTTAATATCGAAGAAGGTACAACTGAGGTTGTATATGAAGATGAGTTTGAAAATCGTCAACCCTATGCTAAAGACTTCCGTGGTGGTTCACAAGTTATTCGTATTAACGAAAACCAACGCATGGCATTTATTCATGAAACAAATCTATTAAGAGATCCCTTTGGTCGTAAAGATGGTGATTATTCTCACCGTGTATTGATATGGGATAATGATTGGAACCTGATTCATGCTTCACGTAATTTCCATTTTCTAGGTACTTACTTTGATCATGTAACTGGTACTGATTATAACATTGAGTTTGTTACTGGTATGACTATACATCCTGATACAGGTGATATGCTTATATCGTTTGGATTCCAAGACAATGCAACATTTGTTTTAAGAATGCCGCAAAAACTGTTTCTAGATTTTTTAAGTGATAAGGGTTAATTATGATGAAATTTAATATGAATCTTTTGAATGATGTTGTATTGGACTACGACAATCCTGATAAAATATATGCATTAGCTCGAGAGTACGACAAATTGGAACAGGGATCAGGAGCATTCAGTTTCTATCTACGTGCAGCTGATATGTCGGCAGGAAAAACCTTTGAAGAGAAATGGTTACAATATAAATGTATGATTCTTTCTGCGTTTATCTATAAAAGAAATGATAATCGTAATCAAAGTGTTGAAGGTCTATTAAAGATTGCAATTGCAACATTACCAGAAAGACCAGAAGCTTATTACTTTCTTGCAGTAGTAAAACAAGAACGTGATGATTGGCGTGAATGTTTAATGTACACTACAATTGGTATGAGCAATATTGGAGATCATCCACTAGATAATGATATTGGTTATCCAGGTCATAATGCTTTAAAACTATTAAATGCGAGATCAAAGTGGAAGACAGATGGCAGGGATGCCTCTAAGAATTTAGCTTTTGATTTAAAATATAAGAATGTACTAAACAAAAAAGACGATAGAGCTGCAACAGTATTATTGGCAGAACACGGTTATCCAAGTACTCTTGCATATGATAAAACATTATTTAGTAATTATAAATTCAAGTTTAATGGACTTCAAGATATAGAACAGAACTACTCTCGACATTTCCAAGATATGTTTGTTCTATCTGTATTAGACGGTAAACGTAAAGGTACATTTGTAGAGGTAGGATCTGGCCATCCTGAATTATTCAATAATACATTACTATTAGAAAAAGACTTTGACTGGAGTGGTATATCAATAGATAACTCAGAAAGGTTTGCACAAATATTCAGTAGAAAAAGAGCTACAAGTATGCTCCTATGTGATGGTGCAACAACTGATTATAAAGTACTCTTTAAACAACAGTGTTTAGAACAGCATATCGATTTTCTTAGAATAAATGCAGAAACAGCTTCATTAAAAGTTTTAGAAGCTATTCCTTTTGATAGACACGAATTTGGTATTGTTCAATTCCAACATAATGCTACATGGTGGGGAGACGATTTAAAAACTAAATCAAGAGAAATACTATCAAAAATCGGATATATATTATTAGTAAGCGATGTTGCAGTTGATGAGACTCAAAACTATGAAGATTGGTGGATACATCCAATGTATGCTAATCGAGTTGCACAAATGAGATCTAATAATAAAACAAACTTTGCATGGAACTATATGATGGAGAAAGTTAAATGAAACCAGTATTAATAACAGGCGGATTTGATCCGATTCATTCGGGTCATATCGCATATATGAAAGCAGCTAAAGAACTCGGATCTATTCTATATGTCGGAGTAAATTCTGATGAATGGTTAACTCGTAAGAAAGGTAGACCATTTATGTCATTAGAAGAAAGAATGGCTATTATTAAAGAAATAGGATGTGTAGGTCACGTATTCTCTTTTAATGATGATGACGATACGGCTATTAATGCTATTGAATATGTAAAATACTCTGCACCTCGTAACGCTGAAATTATCTTTGCAAATGGTGGAGATCGTACAAAGGGTAATATCCCTGAAATGTTTAGTGGTGGAGATCAAGTAAAGTTTCACTTTGGTGTAGGTGGAGACGATAAAAAGAATAGTTCGTCTTGGATTCTAAATGAATGGGATAAACCTACTACTCAAAGACTGTGGGGAAAATATCGTAATCTAGATTCTAACGGTCATTGGAGAGTAAAAGAACTATCAATTGATGTTGGTAAGTCTTTATCAGACCAACGACACTTCGTGAGATCCGAACATTGGCATATTGTTGATGGTGAATTGAAAATGAATCTTGAATTCAAGAACGGTTACACTTCATCTAAGATATACAAAACTGGTGACAGCATCGACATACCGATAAATACATGGCATATGGCGACCAATGTCGGTGACAAACCGGTTAAAGTCATAGAAGTTTGGATGGGATATACCTTATCCGAAGAAGATATTGAAAGAAGAACTTAGTATTGTTTAAAGGGATTAACCCTATTATAACATAGTACAGAACTGTTGTCAACTGTTTTTTTATAAATATCTATAAATTAATCTATAAACAAAGGAGACGATGATGGCTTTTCAACTATCAGTAGCCGCAAGAAACGCTACCTTAGCCGCGATCGAAACAGAAGTTGGTGTAAATCCCATTTTAACTATTAACACTGGTACAAAGCCAGCCGATGCCGGAACTGCAAACACAGGTTCAGTATTAGCAACTATGGTATTACCAAGTGATTGGCTGGGAGCACCATTTACTGGATCTATTGCATTATCAGGTACATGGCAAGACTTGTCGGCAGATGATTCAGGTACTGCTGGATATTTCAGATTACATAACAATGCTGGGACTGTATGTCATATGCAAGGAACGGTTAGTGCTACAGGCGCTGGTGGTGATATGCAATTGGATAATACAAACATTGCAACAGGTCAGCAGATCAATATTACCACATTCACGATTACAGCTGGTGGGGCTTAACTTTAACATAAGGTAAAGCCACATGTCTGCAAATGCTGCGGTTACTACAACATTAGATTTCCAATACTTCGGTGGCGGTGTTAT